TAAGCCGACAGAAGAGCAGCGTAAATACGTTAGCCAGATGATTGCTGTGGGCATTCCGCAAGAGCAAGTGGCTCGTGCTATTGTCCCCGGCGGCATTGCCGTCGAAACGCTGCAAAAGCATTTCAATGAGGAAATCGAAACGGCGGCGATTAAAGCCAATTCCACAATAGGCGGCGCTGCATTCCAACGGGCAAAAGCTGGCGACCCGCAGATGATTAAGTGGTGGACAGCGACCCGCATGGGCTGGTCCGAAAAGCAAAAGCACGAAGTAACTGGCGCTGACGGCGGGCCGATTGTGCTTTGGGGCGGTGATGGCAGCAAGAATAACTCCTAACCCAGCCCCGGCGTTTAAGCCGCTGTGGAAGCCGAGCCGTTACAAGGTCGCCAAAGGTGGCAGGGGCAGCGGTAAGTCACATAATTTTGCAGAGGCTCTTGTCACTAACGCATCGGCGAACAAAGGTTTTCGAGCGGTATGCGTGCGTGAGGTTCAAAAGTCCCTGCGAGAGTCGGCCAAGAGATTGATTGAGGATAAAATCATGCAGCTTGGCGTGGCCGATCTGTTCAACATTCAAAACGACCGCATTATTACACCCGGTGACGGCGTAATTATCTTTCAAGGGATGCAGGACCATACAGCGGAGTCGATCAAATCACTTGAGGGCTTTAACGTGGCGTGGTGCGAAGAAAGCCAAACGATGACCAGCCGCAGCCTTGAGATGTTGCGCCCTACGATCCGCACGCCCGGTTCTGAGTTATGGTTTAGCTACAACCCGCGCCTTCGGATGGATGCGGTCGATCAATTCTTTGTCGCTAAAGAACCGCCAAAAGATTGTGTGATCGTTCACGTTAATTACGACGCCAATCCGCACTTTCCGAAAGAATTGGAAGCGGAGCGTCTATTCGATAAAAAGGCGCGGCCAGACCGATATGCTCACATCTGGCTTGGTGATTACGAACCGCAAGCGGTCGGCGCAATTTGGACGATGGCAGATATTGAGGACGCACGAGTTGATGAAGCGCCAAAAGACCTTGATCGCATCGTGGTCGCAATTGACCCGGCGGTGAGCAGTGAGGAATACAGCGACGAACATGGTATTCTTGTTGCCGGGAAGGACGGTAACTCAGCTTACGTGATTGAGGACGGAACGACGAAAGGAAGCCCTCGCAAATGGGCGCAGCGTGCCGTGGCGCTCTATGATTATTATCAGGCCGACGCCATTGTGATCGAAAAGAACCAAGGCGGCGATATGTGCCGCCACACCCTTGAAACGGTGCGGCAGGGATTGCCAATCGTTGAAGTCCACGCAACGCGGGGCAAACACGTTCGGGCCGAGCCGGTGAGTGCGCTTTACGCTCTCGGTCGCGTTCACCATGTCGGCAGCTTCCCAACGCTTGAGGCGCAAATGTGCCAAGTGACTGCGGCGGGTTACGAAGGCGAAGGATCGCCAGATCGGGTTGACGCGCTGGTGTGGGCATTGACGGATTTATTTCCGTCGATTATTCGTAAGTCAGACCCGTATGCGTTACGAAAGCAAGCGGTGGCTGATATGGACTACGACCCGGCGAACTATGAGGAAAGCGTGACCATGTGGGGTAAACAGCAAGTGGCGGTGATGGAGTGATGCCATTAAAATCAGGATTAGGATCAATGAGCGCAAACATTAAAACCCTACTGACCGAAGGATACAAAAAGAAACAGGCTATCGCTATTGCTGCGAAGAAAGCTGGCAAGAAAAAGAAATGATCCGCCCCGTCACCCTTGACGATTTGCCAGCCGCCGTCGCTCTCGGCGCTGAAATGCACCACGAAAGTTATTATGCAAACCTTGATTTTGATCCGATTAAGGCCATGGAATTGGGCGTTCTGATTGTTGACAACCCTAATGTTTATTGGGGCGTGGTAGCAGAGGTTGATGGCGAGATTGTAGGATTCGGCGCTGGTTACGTTGCGCCGCATTTCTTTGGCCACGACCTAACGAGCGGCGATCTGGCGATATTTCTAACGCCGGAGCATCGCAACGGCATGGTCGGCGTTCGTATGATTAAAAATTACGTTCAATGGTGCGAGGAACGCGGCGTTAAAACCCCGGCGCTTGGTGTGTCGGCTGGCATTAAGCCGGAAAGAATTGGCAAATTGTACGAGCGCCTTGGCTTTACGGACAAATTTACAATATACAGACGACCGCTAGTGTGCTAAAACTGATACACTGTGACACAGATAACACAAGGCAATTGATATGGGCGGCATCTTTTCCGGTCCTAAACTCCCGCCTCCGGCCCCGCCGCCGGAGCCTCCGAAAAAGTCAGACGAGGAAGTGAGAGCCGCCGAAGTTGAGGCTCGACGCCGAGCCGCTGCGGCTAAAGGCCGTCAAAGCACGATTTTGACCGGCGGGCAGGGTCTTGGGTCAGGCGATCCGAATTCTCCCACCGTTGGCGGCAAGAAAATGTTGGGCGCGTAAATGGCTGACACAATCCGCACAGAAAGCGATTTACTGACCAACCTATTCCAGAATGGTCAAGCAGCCAACTCGATCACCGCTCAGGATATGCGCGATTTAATCGTGTCAATGCGCCCAGGTTTTAGCAATACGTCAATGCAAAGCAACGGCACAGCGACAACGATTTCTTCGGCGGGGACGTATTACAAAGTTGCTGGAACTACCGCGCTTTCCGGCGATGAGTATTTGTTTGATGATGATAGCGGCACTTCTAACAGGCTTCGATACATCGGAGCTGCAGAACGTTTGGTAATTGTTAAAACAAATCTATCTGTCAAAGCAGCGTCAAACAATCAAAACGTATCTTTTAAAATGTACCTATACGACGACAGCGGCGCGTCTGGCGCAACGATTACGGATAGCCTTGTTACTCAGTACGTCACTAGCACTTCTGATGAGGAGGCGGTAACGATAATTTGCCACGCAATTATGGCAACAAATGATTACCTTGAGGTTCATGTTACAAACGAAACATCAACCGCAAACGTCACCATTGTTGATATGTCAATTCACGCGATGGCGTATTTTAAATGATTACGGACACTGAAATCGCGCATATTTGTAAGCGCAAGGACAAGCTAAAAGCGCAAAAGGGTACGTGGGAAAATCACTGGCAGGACGTTGCCAATTTTGTGATCCCCAACAGCGCCGATTTCAATGTAAAGCGGTCGAAGGGCGACAAGCGTACCACGCTGGTCTATGACTCGACCGGCATTCACGCCAACGAAATGCTTGCGGCTGGTCTGCACGGTATGCTGACCAACCCGGCTCAAGAATGGTTTTCTCTGCGACTCAAAGAAGGGCAAGAAAAGTTATCCGAAAACAACGAAGTCAAAAAATGGCTTGAGGATAGCACTCACGCGATCATTGATGAATTGTCGTCGCCGGATGTGGCGTTCGCTTCTCACATTCACGAATACTATTTGCAGCTTTGCTCTATTGGCACGGCTTGTATGTTTATTGGCGAAGCGACCAATCGGGACGGACTTTATTTTCGCACAATCCACGTTGATGAATTGAACATAGCTGAAAACGCCGACGGCATTGTTGATACGGTGTTTCGCTCGTTCAAAATGCCGTTGCGCCAGATCGTTCAAAAGTTTGGCGAGGATGCCCTATCCGTTCGCATGAAGCGGCTGTGGGAAAAGAAAGAATACGACAAAGAATGCGACATTCTTCATTGCGTTTATCCGCGTTATGATGTTGGGCGCACCGGCAGCGACAGGGCCGACCAAAAACCCGTCGCTTCGGTTTATCTAGACGAAAAAGAAAAGCACGTTCTCCGCGAGGGCGGATTTGACGAAATGCCGTATATGGTTTCTCGTTGGTCAAAGTCGGTTGGCGAGGTGTTCGGTCGATCCCCGGCGATGACGGCGCTGCCCGATATTAAAATGCTCCAAGAAATGATGAAAACGACCATCAAGGCGGGGCAAAAGATTGTTGATCCGCCGTTGCTCGTTCCCGACGACGGCGTGCTTGGTCCCGTCCGCACCATTCCAGGCGGGTTGAATTATTACCGCGCATCTTCCGGCGCTCGTATCGAACCGCTTTTAACAGGCGGCAACATTCCAATCAGCTTTGAGATGATGGAAGATGTACGCAGCCGCGTGCGGATGACGTTTTATCTGGATCAGTTGCAGTTCCAAGGTGGGCCGCAAATGACTGCGACGGAAGTTATTGAACGCACAGAGCGCACGTTGCGACTGCTTGGCCCTACCCTCGGACGTTTGCAGTCTGAATTTCTCGGCCCGATGATTGAACGCATATTTGGCGTGCTGGTCCGCTCTGATCGTATGCCAATGCCGCCGGAAGTGATTGAAGGCGCTGACCTGCAAATCGAATACGTGTCGCCGCTGGCACGAGCGCAGCGCCAGCAAGAAACGCAAGGCATTATGAGGACGCTTGAATTGGCTGGTCCGGTTGCGGCATTTGACCCGCAAGCCGCCGCAACGATTAAAGGCGCAGACACGGTGCGGTATATTGCTGACATTAACGGCGTGCCACCGCAACTTCTTAAGACAGATCAGGAAATTCAAGAGGAACAACAAGCCCAAGCGCAAGCCCAAGCCATGATGCAGCAAATGGCGGCAGGTGAACAAGCGATGGGCTTGATCGAAAGGGGTGTAAATGTCGCAAAGTCAGCCAACGAAGTCGCTCAAAGCTGATTATCGTTTAGTGTTCGGCAGCAATGAGGGCAAGCGCGTCTTGTCTCACATCTGCCGTGAATGTGGCGTCCTACAGCCGTCCTATGTCCACGGACAAAGGTCGGAGGACGCCATTTTTAATGAGGGTATGCGTAACGCCGCCCTTATGATCCTTACCGCTTTGGATGAAACGCCGGAGCGGTTCCTTGAATTAGCACAGGAGATTGAAAGTAATGTCTGAAGAAAACGCACCCGCTCAAGCGGATACTGCGGCACCGGAAGCGAACGCCGCAGAAGAAACATGGCGCTCGTCCTTGCCGGAGGACATTCGAGAAAACCCCACACTTGGCAAATACGACAGCATCGAAAAGCTGGCGGCAGCGCATATCAACCTTCAATCGCATCTTGGTCGGGATAAGATCACCAAGCCCGTCACCGAGGACGATTGGAACGATGTTTACAATTTCCTCGGTCGCCCAGAGGATGCGACTGAATACGAATTGGCTTTTCCGGACAATATCCCAGACGAAGTGAAGTCGGCATTTGACGAAGGCACGATGAACGCTTTTCGGGAAAAGGCGCATTCACTTGGCATGAACCAGCAGCAAGTCTCCGAGTTGTTTGGTTGGTACGCTGAATTGCAAGGTCAAGGCATGTCGCAAATGGCCGACCAACAAGCAGCTTCGCTAGAAAAAGGCGAGGCGGCGCTTCGTGAAAAATGGGGTAGGGCTTACGATCAGAATGTCGATTTTGCAAAGAAAGCGTTTGAAAAGTACGGAGGTGATGAACTTGCTGGCGTTATGGACGCATCTGGTCTCGGCAATCACCCCGCCGTGCTTGAAGCATTCGCACAGATCGCCAAGGCAACAATGCCGGACAAAGAACTTATTGGACCGACAAACGGCGGGCAGACGGCTCTAACGCCAGAGGAAGCGCGCATGGAGGCTCAAAAGATTATGGCAAACCCAGCTTATACGAACCGCCGTCATCCAGAACACGCTGGCTTGGTCAAGCAAGTGCAGCGTTTGTTTGAACGCGCTCACGGTGACGCGGCATGACTGAAGAGGAATTGAAACTAAAATGCCTTGAGTTGGGGCAAGCCGGTCAGCCAGACCTAACCGTCAGGAACGCTCAAACATATTATGATTGGATCAAGGGAGGCGACGAAAAGCCAAAACGTAGAGGTAGGCCACCAAAAAGCGACGGGTGAGTTTTCCCTTTTCCTCCCTGTCGCGCCCCCTGCCGACAAGCATCGTCGGCGGGGGGTTTTTTTATGTTCCATTATTGTCACAATGTGTTATATTAGACACGCCTTTCAATCTTTGTGGACACTCCGCATTGGACCCGCTCAAGAGTTTAGGCGCTTTTGGGCCGTCATATTGGCGACACCCCGCAAAACCAAACTGTAACATTCAACAAAGGAGAATGGATCATGTCCGTTCAAGTTACTACCGCCTTTGTCGAGCAGTATTCAGCGAATGTTCAGCACCTTGTCCAGCAGGATGGTTCCAAGTTGCGGGGTGAAGTTCGCGAAGAAGCTGTTGTCGGCAAAAATGCGTTTTTTGAGCAGATCGGCGCTACCGCCGCTCGTCGTCGTCCGTCGCGTCATGCGGATACTCCGCAGATCGACACCCCGCACGCTCGTCGTCGGGTTTCCCTGGAAGATTTCGATTGGGCTGATCTAATCGACAATGAAGACAAGGTTCGGATGCTGATTGATCCGACTTCGCAGTACGCACAAGCCGCCGCGAAAGCGATGGGTCGTGCGATGGACGAAGTCCTGATCGACGCGGCGCTCGGCACCGCCTACACGGGCGTTTCCGGCTCCACGGCAACGGCAGCGCAAACCGCCCTTTCGGCGCAAGCGTCTAACATGAACCTGACGACTCTGCTTTCGATCAAAGAAACCTTTGACGGCGACGATGTGCCGGACGAAGGCCGTTGCATCGTTTGCACCGCCAGCCAGATCAAATCTCTGCTGAACACCACTGAAATCAAAAGTTCGGATTTCAATACGGTCAAGGCACTGGCTCGTGGCGAAGTCGATACGTTCATGGGCTTCAAATTCATCAGCGTCAACGGCAACCGCATCGACGGTTCCAAGTTGGTGCCGGTGGATGGCAACGGCGACCGCCGCTGCTTTGCCTTCCAAATGGACGGTCTGCTGCTTGGCCTCGGTCAAGACGTTGTGACCAAAATCAGTGAGCGTGCTGACAAGAACTATGCGACCCAAGTATTCCTTTCGATGGCCATTGGCGGCACTCGTATGGAAGAAAAGCGCGTTCTTGAAGCGCCTTGCACCGAAAGCTGAGGAGAATAGATCATGGCTACTCAAAACTCTGATCTGGTTGCCAATCTGGAAGCCACTCCTTCGGTTGCTAATGCCACGCAAGAGTTGGGCGGTCGCGTCCGTGTCGCACAGGGTACTGTTGCGGTTGCGGCTGACGGTTCCGGCACTGGTGACATTATTATGCTGGCCCCGATCCCGACCAACGCTTCGATCACTTCGATCAAGCTGGCGTCGGACGATCTGGACTCAAACGGCTCCCCGGCCCTGCTTTGGGACGTTGGGCTGTACGACACCAGCGGCACCGCGAAGGATGCCGACTTTTATGCGACGGACATTACGCTTGGTCAGGCCGCTACGGCCTTCACCGAGTACCGTTTTGAAGCGGCAAACATCAATACTTGCGGACAGAAGGTTTGGGAAGATGCTGGCGACAGCGCCCAACCGGAAGCCGCAACGTATTACTTGGCGATGACCGTCTCGACGGCTGCGGCTACCGGCGCGGCTGGCGATGTTTCGTTCATCGTTGAATACGTCGTTGACTAATGGAAACGGGGAGGGGTTTTGGCTCCTCCCCCAACCATCTACGAGGTGAGAAGTGTCCACATCTAATGTGCAGATTGCCAACAATGCGCTAATTCGCATCGGCGCTTCTTCTATTATCAATTTTACAGAAAACAGTGAGGCGGCGCGTGCCGTCAATTTGATTTTCAGCCAAGTGCGTAACGCTGTTTTGCGGGATCACATTTGGAATTTTGCGCTTCGGCGCGTGCAGCTTGCTCTTAACGATACCGCCCCGGCCTTTGGCTATGGAAACTCTTTTGCGCTTCCTACGGATTGTCTGCGAGTGATCCAAATGGAAGAAAAAGACATGGTTTATGTGATTGAAGGGCGTAACCTTCTGACCGACGAAGGCACGGCAAAAATTATTTATCTGGCCGAGGTCACAGACCCGACGCAATACGATCCGATGTTTGTTGAGGCGCTTTCCGCACGATTAGCGGCTGAGTTAGCGATCCCGCTGGCTGATAGTAACAGCCTCTATCAAAACATGATGGAAGTTTACCGCATGAAAATTACGGATGCGCGGTCGATTGACGGGCAAGAAAGCGGAGAGCCGCAGATTGTAGCTGATACTTGGCTTGATAGTCGGTTGAATTACGCAGCATCTTTGACGGTTGATGTAAACGGGACAAGCTAATGCCTCGCTCCGCGCCAATGAACACCAACTTTACGGCTGGGGAGTTGTCTCCGAAGCTGTACGGGCGCGTTGATATTTCAAAATATGCCAATGGCGTACAAACCATGACGAATATGCTGGTTCAAAAGCACGGACCAGCGGCGCGGCGTGGCGGGACGTATTACGCCGCCACCGTAAAGACAAGCGCTGACGCTACGCGGCTTTTGCCTTTTGAGTTTAGCGTCACGCAAGCCTATATTCTGGAATTTGGCGATCAATACATTCGCTTTTACAAGAATTATGGACAAATTACGTCTGGCCCGTTCGATGGCGTGTTTTCTATTGAGTTTAACAAAACGGGCGCTTATGAGATTTCGACGCCATACGCGGCGTCTGATGTTTTTGAATTGGTAATTACACAGTCGGCTGACGTTCTTTATATCGCGCATGAGGATTACGCGCCGCGCAAGCTATCCCGCACTGGTGATACGAATTGGACGCTGACGGAAATTGATTTTCTCGACGGGCCGTATAATGCGACGAACACAAGCACGACGACGCTTGCGCTTTCCGGCACGACCGGCAGCGTGACGGTCACGGCGTCAGCTAATACATTTGCATCAACCGATGTGGGCCGCTCTATTCGCTGGCGTGATCCGGCAAGCGATTGGACATGGCTTGAAATCACTGCATATACCAGCGCAACACAGGTGACGGCCACAATTCGCGGAGAAAATGCGTCGGCTGGAACGGCAACCGAGAACTGGCGATTGGGCGCGTTTAGCGACACAACCGGCTATCCGGCGGTCGTTACCTTTTTCGAGCAAAGGCTGGTTTGGGGCGCTACTAAAGACCGTCCTCAATCAATGTTCTTTAGTGTGTCGGCTGATTATGAAAACTATGCGCCAACGGAGCGCGACGGCACCGTGGTTGATGACAACGGCTTCGTCTATACCATCGCCACGGACCAAGTGAACGTCATTCGGTGGATGCGTGCGGGGCGCGTGCTTTCGGTCGGCACTGCTGGTGGTGAATTTATCGTTTCTCAGGGCGACACAAACAACCCGATCAGCCCGACGAATACGCGGGTTGTGCGGCAGACCACATTCGGATCGGCTCAAGTGACGCCGCCGCAAGTTGGTAACTCGGTTTTGTTCCTGCAACGGGCTTCACGCAAAGTGCGCGAATACGTTTATCAATTTGAGACTGACGCATACACCGCGCCTGACTTGTCTATTCTTGCAGAACATATTACCGAGGGCGGCGTTATTGATATGGCCTACCAGCAAGAGCCGGACAGCATCGTTTGGATGGTTCGTTCTGACGGCACGCTTTTAGGCATGACATACGAACGCGCCCAGGACGTTGTGGGCTGGCATAAGCACACCATTGGCGGTACTAACGCCAAAGTAAAAAGCGTGGCTGTTATCCCATCCGAGGACGGCACACGCGATGATTTGTGGCTAATTGTTGAACGCATAATAAACGGCGCGACGGTGCAACACGTTGAATTTATGACCGCAGGGTTGCCGGAAGGCGCGACAACGACAACGCAAGCCACGTTCCTTGACAGTATGCTCACATACAGCGGCGGCGGCGTTCAAACGCTTACCGGATTGGATCACCTTGAGGGCGAAACTGTGTCGGTTTTGGCCGATGGGGCAACGCATCCTGACGTAACGGTGTCAAGCGGTTCTATTACCCTCTCTAGGACGGCCACAGTCGCCCATGTGGGCCTTCCGTACACTTCGACGCTCCAAACCCTTCGGATAGAAGCCGGGGCTGCTGACGGCACCGCACAGGGCAAGAAAAAGCGCATTTCGCGGATCACCTATCGTTTCTATAAAACGCTCGGAGCCAAACAGGGGCCGAATAGCGATACGCTTGATTTAATTCCGTTTCGTTCATCTGCGGATAGCCAAGACGCCCCTCCTGCGTTATTCTCTGGCGATAAGGAAGTCGAGTTTCCGAGAACGTGGGATAAAGACGGATACATAACCATCGTGCAAGATCAACCATTGCCTATGAGCGTGGTGGCGATTATGCCCGAATTGAATACGACGAAGGTGTGATATGTGTGTAGGCCCAGAAGCGATGATTGCGTTAGGCGTTAGCGAGGCGTCGGCAGCTACAGCGGCGGCAGTTAGCTCTGTTGCTATGGGCGCAATGACGGGATTTTCTGCGCTTGGTTCTATTCAGCAAGGAAAAAACCAAAACAAAATCGCCCAATACAACGCGCAAGTTGCCGAAAACCAAGCCATCGCCGCTCGGCAAAAGGCGGAATATGACGAAGAACGCCAGCGCACCATGATTGCGCGTATGGGCGGCACGCAGCGTGCTAATATCGCCGCTGGCGGCGGTGAGTTGTTAGACGCTGGTGACGTTCTTGGTTTTAGCGCCGAGGAAGCCGAATTGGACGCGCTGGCGATCCGGTATGGCGGCAAAATGAGCGCAGACGCCGCACAACAAGCCGCAACACTTCGACGCGCAGAAGGCAGGGCGGCGCAAAAACAAAGCTATTTCAGCGCTGGTTCAACTCTTTTAACAGGGGCAAAAGGCCTCTCACTTTTAAAATAGGCAAAGACAATGGCACGAGTTCCGGTTTATCAAAGACAGCAAAGCATCCCCGGCACGACAGGGCAGCAATATGCGTCTATGTCATTGGCTGGCGAAAACAATATGGCTCAACTCACGGGCGCTGTTAGTGAAGTTGCTAGTGCGCTGCAGGCAGCGGGGAAGCGTATTCAATCAAGAGAGGATGGCGTTGCGCGAAGAAAAGATTTTCGTTCTTTCGCGCAAGCTGCTCAAGATGAATTTGATCGTATTGAGGCAGAAGGGGTGCCAGACGCAAGTGGAAACGTGCGCGGAATGGACAGCAAGGACGCTGTTCTTGCGTACAAGAAAAGCCTCGCAGATTTAAGATCAAAAGCACTTGAGGCGCATACTGGTTCCGAGGATAGTCGGGCAAGGCTTCAAGAGCGCATCGAAGAACAAATCACCAGCCTTGAGGCCGGATTTATCGCAAAGCATAATTCTGCAAACCGCGCCATTATGGATGAGGAATGGAATACGGAAATCGGCACCATTTCTGCCGCCGTTGCGCGTGGGGATATGACGCTTGCGGAAGGTAATGCCGCTGTTGTTAAGTTGGCAAGAGAGGACGGCGATTTTGCTAAATCATACGATAATCTTACAATGATTTCTAAGATTGAAGCTGCACAAGGAACAATGATTGTCGGCAGTCTAAATCGTATGATTGCGATGGAGGAATATGATCACGTTGAAAGGCAATTGAAGCAACAAAGCGTTATCGACTCGTTGCCGCGGCAGGAATATCAAAAACTTGTCACCGATCTTGCTGTTCATAAAAAGGCAAGAGCCGATCTTGCGGCAGAACGGAGTCTTGCGCGTGAGGAACGCATGCGGGAGTTGGGCGTTACCGATATAACTCGCGCCACGCCAGCGCAGCAAAGCTATATCACGACAGGAAAATGGGCTTCCGGCTTGCAGCCGACAGCCGTTCAGCAAAATCTGGCTTATCTTAACTCACTTGATCCTAATTCTCAAATTTACAAAGACGCAAGGAAAGTTATGGGGCTTGATCCTGTTTATAATCCAAAAACAGATCAAGACCACCGCGACCGCGTTATTTTTGAGCAGCATAAGCGTGGCCAAAACGTCATGGCTGGTAAAGACGCGGAATATGTCAAGGCGCGACTCGCAGATGATCCAGATTACCTTAACAGAATGGATCAGCGGGTTAATTACATTCCGGCACGCGAAGGACTTGAGAATGTATCCAATCAAATCCATGAAAACTACACCATAGCGGTTAAAGCCCTATTTGCCCTGACCGATACAGAGCCGCTAACGGACAACCCGCAAGACATTCAAAACGCTATCAATGAGGCGAAAATCAAAGCTCAAAATGGTGAGTTTGCTTTCCGGGTCGGTGGCGTTTATGGCGATGTTACCGCGTTTGCCGACCCGGAAAGCAAGGCGGCGACATTCCGTGGTCTTTTGCCTAAATTGCAGTTAACGGCGTTGATGGACACGCTTCAAAAACTCAAGGCTGAAACTGGCGCTGTCGGTCAGACAACCGAGTTTGAAAGCAAGCTTTACATGGGATCGGACGGAACGCTCGACCCTGATAATGTCGCGCCGACTGCCGACACGCTTGTTAAGCTGATTAACGAGTTGCCGAAAACATTGGAGAAGCAACGCGCAAATTTCCAATCTAATATGTCTCTCGTTCTGCCGGAACAAGGTTATACGCCACCACCACCGCCACCTGAGAGTTATTTGCGTGGTCGCGCTCGTATGATTGAAGGCCAAGATGGTGTCACATTTGTCCCGCTTGACCAATTCTTGCCAAACAAGACGCCCACGGCTCAACCCGCGACAATTCAACAGCAACCGCAGCAACCACAACAAGAAACGCCGCAGCCCGTTGCCGCTGTAGCACCAGTTGAGCAAAACAGCGCCACCGCCACGCCGGGAGAAATGAAAACTGCTATGGATTTGGTTGGTGGGATTGAGCAAGTTGTCAGTACTGATGACATTATACAGCTTCCAGATGGTCAAGTTGTTGAAATGTCTGCAATCAGGGATCAAATGGTGGCTAGTGGATTGTTCGCAGATGACCCGGAAATGCAAGAGGCTTATAAATTGCTTTCTATGTCCGGTGACAGCTTGATGAACGATTATGTAATCACGTTGCCTAGCGGTCGAGAAATATCTACGGCTGAAATTAGAGACAGGTTTTTGACGGGTGGAGTTATCTAATGACCCAAGCCGGTCAGGTTCGCAGATTGAAATATGGCGGCATGACGTTTAGCGTGCCTGACGATTGGGGCGACCAAGAAATTAACGCGGCGCTCAATAACTATCGCCAGACGCCTCAATTTGATGCGTCTATTGATAAGCGCACAGGTGCGCCAAGTGATGTTCGTTTAAAAGTTAATTTAGCGCAAAAAGAGGAAGATCGGCTTTCTGAATTGAGAAAACATTTTCCTGATGCCGTTCCTTATGGCGATGGAAACTTTGTTTATACCGACCCAAAAAGAAAACGCCTTGTGTTATTTGATGAAACAAAAGGCGGGCTGTTCGGCAGTGGTTTTACACTCAAGGACACTTACGACATTGTGCGCGAAGGCGCTCAAGCGGTCGGCGGGACGGTCGGGGCTGTTGTTGGCGGCGTTGGTGGTGCTGTTGCCGGGACAGCAATCGCGGATGTCGGTGTTAATTTTTTTGCCAGCACCGTCTTAGGCGTTGATGATACGCGATCCCTTGGAGAAATGGCGGTTGACACAGCCACAGCTTCGGCAATGGCTGGTGGCGGCGAGTTGATCGGTCGATATGCGTTGCCGTATGCGTCAAAGGCAATTAAAGGCGTTCTTGGCGCAGATCAAAAGTCTCAAAAGATTTTCCAAGCACTGACGGGGTATGACATAACGCCGACCGCTGGCGCTGTGACGCGAGGGCGCGGGGCCGGGTCCATTGAAAGCGCACTGGATGCTGCGCCGACTGCCACCACGCGAATGAAGAACCAAATTGAAAAAGTGGTCAAGGAAACTGAGGCGGCTGTTACCAAAATGGCGTCAAAAGTTGGAAAAGCGCGGTCTCAACAGGAAACTGGCATTAAAGTCCAAGCCGCTGTTGGTGCGGCGCAAAAGCGTTATCACGCTCAAGTTGCCAAGTTAGAAGGCGAGTTAGATCAGGTTATTGGTCCCGATACGATGTTTGGAATTGATAACCTCAAACAATTACGCCGCGAATGGGTCGCCAAAATATCTGACAGCCCAAATGTTTTTGGCCCTAAATATAAAGGGGCATTGGCGCAAATTGATGGAATTATTGCTGACGCTCAAGCCAATAACGGCGTTATTCCATATCGAATGTTTCGTGAATTTCGCACTGATTTTCGAGTGGTTTCCGAGGCGTTTGAAACTGATGCATTGCAGCGCCCATTATATAGCGACCTTTATAGAGCAATGACTTCCGATCTAAAGGATGGGGTTGATCGCATAGGCGGCGCAGCACTTCGTAAGAAGTGGGACGAGACAATGAAGTTTCAAGCGCAATGGAAGGCAACAAACCAAGACCTTTTTGATAAAATTGCCAAGTATGACGCGCCGGAAAAAGTTTATCGCTTTTTGATGAATGAGCGCACTGACGGCGGTACAGTTCTGACGCGGCTAAAAAATGAATTTACGCCGGAAGAATGGTCCGATGTTTCTGCAACAGTTTTGCAAAAACTTGGATATAAACGAATTGGCAATGAATTGGACACAGAGTTTTCCATCAACACATTCGTTACAAATTACGGCAATATCTCAAACGAAGCTAAAGACGCATTTTTTGGCGCAAAAGGGTCTGAATTGCGAACCGGATTAGACGAGTTATTCGGCCTGATGAAAGATATGTCTGAAAGCGCAAGACTTAAAAACTTTTCTAATACGGCGCGTGCAACATTTGCCCTTGATACGCTTTCCGCGCTTGGCATTGACGTTTCAAACATTGGCGTTGCTGGTCTAACTGGTCAGCCGGGAGGAATAGCCGCTGGCGCTGCTCGGATGGCGGGAAATGTGGCGGGGCGGTTATTGTTCCCCAATCAAATAGCAAAGCTAATGACTTCGCCGCGCTTTGTTAAATGGCTTGCGTCACCAGTTAATTCGACCAGCGAAATTGGTGGGAAGATTGGTCAACTCTTAGCTATCGCCGCAGAAGAACAATACATTGCTGAGGAGGTATATGACTTTATTGAGGCTTTGGGGCCGCAAGAAGGTGTCCGGCAATGAGTTTTTATGATATAAACGCCCAAGAGGAACAGGCACAATGACCATTTCTAGCACAACTACAGAAGTGATTTATACGGGCGATGGTTCAACGACCGCCTTTCCGACGACTTTCCCGTTTTTTGGCACTAGCACAAGCGCCGAATTGACCGTTATTGAGCGCGTTATTGCGACGGGTGCGGAGACGACAAAATCCAACGGCACCGATTTTACGGTGTCCGGCGGTTCTGGCACGACCGGAACCGTTACCGCTGCTGTAGCGCCAGCCAACACGGTTAAATGGCTTATCAAGCGCAACACGACCAAGACCCAAGAAACGGATTATGTTGAAAACGATCCCTTCCCGGCTGAAAGCCATGAGGATGCGCTTGATCGTTTAACGCTTATCGCTCAAGAGGCGGCGGCGGATGGTGACAAAGCGTTTAAGTATTCAGACACGTACAGCGGCGGCGCATCAACGACTGTGCCTGATCCGAGCGCGGGGAAGGCGCTCAAATGGAATGCTGGAGCCACAGCCCTAGAGAATTCAACCTACGATCCTGATGAACAGGCGACATTAGCAGCAGCAAGCGCGGCGGCTGCGTCTGCCAGCGAAACGGCTGCTGCTGCGAGTGCAAGCGCCGCCGCTTCATCTGCGAGTGCGGCCTCGTCGTCGGCGTCTGATGCCCAATCTTTTGCAACTCAGGCCCAAGCTGCGGCTTATGGATGGGTTTCAATCACGAACATCACGACCGGCACGACGAACCTGGAAACGACCGACACGCGGAAATACTACAAGCTGGACGCCAGCGGTGGCGCGATCACGATCAACCTTCCGGCCATTGGCAGCGACGAGGGTATGGTGTTCCGCTTTGAAGTTGTAAACGCCGACAACACCATCACCATCGCCCGCGACGGGACGGACTACATCAACGGCGTCAACGGCAACTACACCCTGTCGAATGTTGGCACGATTATCGACTTCATCTCGGACGATGCCACGCCAGACAACTGGCTGGCTTCCTTCGCTTCCAATATCCAGGCAGACGGCACGACTATCTCACAATCGGGCACCACGTTTTCGGTGGCGACGGGCGGCGTTGACAGCGCACAAATCGCGGACGGCGCGGTTGACCCGGTTCACATAACCGGCTCCATCAACGCGCAGACCGGAACGACCTACACGTTCGTCATTGGTGACGCCTTCAAGGTCGTGACTTGCACGAATGCGTCGGCGGTGGCGGTGACGATCCCGCTGAACGCGAGCGTGGCGTTCCCGGTCGGGGCGCGGATCGACGTAATCGCTGGCGGCGCTGGCGCGGTCACAATCACGGGCGATACGGGCGTCACGGTCAACGGCGTGTCGGCTGGCGGGGCGGCGATCAGCAATCAGTATTCCGGCGTGTCTTTGCTCAAGACGGCAACGGACACCTGGATCATGTTTGGCGACCACGCGGCGGTGGCGTAAATGGCGACCAAGATCACCGACCTTCATCCCGATTTTGAATACCAGCAGCGCAGGCTGTGTTCGCTCATGCTGCCGCCGGTGGGTATCATGGGCGGGCAAGCGCCGTGGGGTTTCACGACGCCCAATTCTGCTCTTATGGATGGCGTCGATGATTACTTTTCACGGACGCCAGCAGGTGCGGGAACTTTAACGAAGCACAGCACAATCGTTGTCTTGAAACGAAATATCTTTGGCACCTACCAGGGGATTTTTTCGTCAACGGCAACGTGTCAGTGTTACTACAACACGACGAACGACACGATTGTTTGGGCCGAAGGCGGAGGGTCGCGCACCGTCACCAACGTCTTTCGGGATACGCAATACACGATCCTTGAGTTTATCTGGGATAGCGGGAATGCGACAGCCGCCGACCGAATGAAAGTTCGGATCAATGGCGAGGACGCGACTTACAGCGCGACAACTGATCCGGCGTTGAACGCGAGTTCAGCTTGGAACAGCACCGGGGTCCACAATATCGGACGGACCCAGCACGTTGCCTCACAATACCTTGGCGCGTATTTGAGCCTGTTTGCGTTTTTGAATAATACGCTATTGGACCCGACCGACTATCTCGTTTCGACAGGGCCGACGGCGGAACTAAAAGCGTTCAAGTCGCTGGTCGATGCGGCGGGCACGAATAGCTGTTATCTCGATTTTTCTAACGGCGCGGACTTGGGCGAAGATCAGTCGACCAACGGTTCAGATTGGACGAACAACGGTTCGATTACGCAGTCAATCGACACGGCGTCAGATTATCAAGGCGGGGAGCAGGGGAGCGGCCTTACATTTAGCGCGATCAATTATTCTGCTCCCGGCGCACCGACGAACGGGAACAGGACGGCGACGGGCGATACTGGGTCGTCAAACAATGAAGGTGCGCTTGGCACCCTATATTTTGACGTTGAAGAAAATTGGTGGATTGAATTTGACGTAGACGCCATTGGATCAATTTCGTTTCTTGGCCTCGCTGATAAATCAATCGTACCGACAGACGGAACCGACAATCAAGTCGTCGCGACAAGCGGCACGGTTGCTTTGTATCGAAGCGACAGCGGCAACTTCACAAGTGGTGGAGTTTCAGGTTCTGCCTATGGTGCGACGTATACCACGGGCGATGTTATCGGCGTTCACATTAGCGGCGGGTCCGTCACGTTTTATAAGCAGACCGGCGGCACTGGTTCATTCGTTTCCCAAGGCGTTGCGGTCAGTGGCCTGACGGGATTTTGGACGATCAACGCTTGTGGTTACGGAACACCGCAATGGACGATCCGCGTTTTTGAAAGCGAGTGGGGCAACGGCTCGCCGCCGACCGGTGCGAAGTCAATCAACACCGCGAACCTGACGAAATCTGAAACGATTGTTTCCGATCATTTTTCAGTGACTGCATATGCCGGAACGATTGCTACAACTGGAACGCAAGAGGTAGATACAGGGCTAACGAATGCCAACGCAATTATAATTAAGAACCGCACCACGGCTAGAGACTGGCATTGGTACGATACGTTATTTGGATACGCTAATGGCTATTGGTCGAGCAACACGGCTGGTGGATACACAACATCGGCGGGTAATGGTTATGCTTCTGGTCAATCTGCTGGAACGGTCACGCTGACAAGTGGTGGGACGGATGCGCTTAACGTCGCCAAGACCAGCAACAATTATATCATGTACGCCTTCAATTTACCGGACAGCGAGACGAACACGGACGGGGACATATCTTGTGAGTGGATATGGAACGCAACGCTGGGGGTAGCCATTGGGAAGTACACCGGAAATGGCTCTGCAAGTCAGACCATCGGCATCCCCTCTGCTCTACAAGCCTTGGGCGCGCCGTTTATGTGCTGGTCGAAAGAGACAACAGACGGAGATCACCCCGCTGTTTACCATGAAGGGTATGGCGTTGGTTATGGCTATTTAAACTTACCCAACGCTTTCACCACCACTGCAAACAAGTGGCCGGTTGCCCCATCATCAACCGTTATTAACTTAACTAACCAAGTCGAAGTCAATCAATCGACAAAGGTCCATATCTTGTGGGTCTTTTGGGAAACCGATCTTTGCAAGAAAGTACAATATGAAGGCAATTCAAACGCGGATGGTGCCGTCGCTTACTTTGGTGGCGCTTCGGTGTGGATGCTCCAGAAAAACGCGGACGCCGCAACAAACTGGCACTTGACGGATAACGTCCGCGATACAGAAAACGTGATTGATAAAGGTTTATACGCGAACCTTTCAGCCGCCGAATTTACCTTTACCATGCACGATGTTCTCACGAACGGCGTAAAGCTTCGAACGTCGAGCTCGGCTTTCAACGTCAACACAAATATCGGCGTTGCAATCGTTCAGCCACCTCCCGCCGGGGCCGGTCAGTTGAGAGCAAAATAATGGAATACTTGGCAATCATCATCGCCACAATCATCTGGCGGGTTTACGACGGTCGCGGCTACCGCCTGTCCGAAGCAATGGGGTGGACGCTCGTATTCATTATCGGTTCGGGGATTTCGGTTGGGCATGACGCGCCGACAGGGCTTTATAACATCGCCGTCAGCGTAATCGCGTTCTGGTGCATCATCAGGGGCTACGACCGGACAGTTGACCCCGAGGGCTGGCGGTCCTACCGCGTGATGGCGTGGCGGTCGCTTCCCGCTGTTCTGATATTGCCGATTGCAATGGGTCACTTTTGGGCGACAGGCCGGTTCCTTGGCGACTTTGTTCTAATCACCGCCATGTGCTTTGCGGCGAACCTTACGCAAGTCCCGCTGCGCCGTTACCAGCTTCGCCTTGAGGCGTTGGAGGACGCCCGCCGCAAACGCTTTATCGCGGAAGGTGGTTTCATGGATGATTACAAACCGGGTCTTATTGCTCGCTACATCGCGCATTTCTGCGAAGGGTGGGAAGCCGCGTGGATCGGTGCGGCCATTGCACTGAGGGGGGGCATAGCGTGACGGCCCACGGGGAGAAAAACCGGAGAGACGACGGATCAACGCGGGAATTGATTGATCGCGTGGCAAACAAGGCCGCCCGTCAGGCGGCGCAAGAGGCCGTCCCTACGGCAATTGAAGCGGCATTCAAAAGCCTTGGTATGGACGCAACCGACCCGCTGACCATGCAGAAAAACATGGCTTTCCTGGAAGAAAGCCGCAAGCGGTGTGAAAAGTTCTACGGGACCATGTGGGATAATTTGACAGCACTTTTCTGGCGGGTAATCCGGTGGTTCTTAATCCTGGCCGCTGTCGGCCTCCTTGCCGCGATGGGTATGAAGATAGACGCCATCAAGGCTCTTTTGTTGAATTGGATCGTGTGATGCGCCGTTTTTTGATCGGCGCTTTTCTAGGTGTTCTGCTTGTTTTTGCGTCGGCTGTATTCGCGGGCGGCTTTCAACCCGGGATGCAAATCCCGATAAACGGCGGGTGCAGCCGTGACGCTGCGGAGACTATAGCGGAGGCGGATGCCCAATCAGAAATTATCGCAGACCGCGTTCTCCGCGCCTTTATACAAAGCGGGGATTGCCGATTTTCCAACGCCGTTTTCGGTGCCGTCGTTAAGGCGGTCATCATGGAATACAAGGATTATAGCGGCGAGCCGACGCAGTTGTTGCAGGTCCATATTCCCAACAGTCCCGGCGGCCCGTTTCTCTACGTCCTTGTTATCTCCAAACTCGCCGACAAATTCCCAAAACAGTCACAGGGGCTTTGATGTGGTAGCAACAGCGCGATCAGAAGAAAAGCTGCGCGAGGTATACAAGTCCTATCTCGCGCACGACGAGAACGCCACAAAGACCGGCAAGGCGTTGGGAATGAATGAATCAACCGTCCGCCGTCATGTGAGAGAGTTCAAGGAGCGATGCTTACCATTTCGGGATGACGTTGTTGAACTTCCCAATTTCCCTGATGACGATGTTGATGCGAAAACCATACTCGACACGATGGAAAAACGCTTCGCGAAGCGTCAGGACCATCACAGATCGCTGCATTGGTTTCCAATCAAGGTCAAGTCGGACCTTCCTATAGGGGTCTGCGTCTTTGGCGATCCCCATTTGGGATCAAACGGCTGCAATGTTTCGCTGTTACGGCGCGATTGCAAGCTGATTTCCGAAACGCCAGGGGCCTACGGAATCAACATAGGCGACACCGTTGACAACTGGGGCGGGCGTCTTGTTCGGCTCTATGCGGAAAATGACGTTTCCAAGGCGACGGAACGGAAGCTTGCCGAATGGTTCCTGAAGGATTCCGGCGTCAAGTGGCTCGTATGGCTTGACGGCAACCACGATACAATGGGCTCCGGGTTTACCGATTATATGCGGGCTATCAACGGGTCCATTGTTCCCATGATCGACTGGCGCGCACGGTTCCGTCTTGTGTTTCCAAACGGGAAGGAGTGCCGGTGGGACGCGGCCCATAACCACAAGGGCCATTCCATGTGGAACGAATTGCACGGCCAGGAACGCGCCGCTTATATGGATGAGGATGCGGATATTTATGTCGCTGGCCATCACCACACCTGGGCGACGAAGCGCAAGGAAATGCCCAACGGGGCGATTGCGAACCTTGCCCGCGTCCGGGGCTACAAGTGGATCGATGACCACGCCGACCGGCACGGGTTCAATTCACAGCAGAACGGCGCATCCATCATGTTCGTTATCCGCCCGAAGGCCAAAAGCGCCGTCGAGTTTGTCCGTATGTTTGAGGACATTGAGGACGGCTGCGAATACCTGAAAATCATAAGGGAAAAAGATGGCCGATGACGGATTGGATACATCATGCGGTGCGCAATGCCCGACGTAACTGAAATCAAGGGCCGGTCCCTTTGCTTCGCGGCCTTTGAACATTCCAAGGGCCAGTTCGCGTTGTGCGAAAAGATTAACGGCAAGGTCAAGACTATGACGCTTCTTGACCGCGATGCCGTCAAGCGGCTCTGCCGCAGCGGGCTTGATCTGCTTATTGAGGTTCCCGAGCGCGAATATAGGGAGGAATACTTGTGAGCGATTGGCCTTATTTTTCGGAAGTTGACAAGCGCATGGATGGCGATTTCATGGACAAGCTGATTGCGCTGCGTCAGGACTTGGGCTTCGCGCTGCCGGTCAATTCCTCATTCCGCGACCCGGAGCACAATAAGCGGGTAGGCGGGGCAGATAATTCCCCGCACCTGTTGGGCCGTGCGGTTGATATTGCTGTTTCCGGTGAGCGTGCATTCAAGGTTGTCCAGGCCGCGCCCCGGTTCGGCTTCGTCGGGATCGGCGTCAAGCAGCACGGCCCGTATGAAAAGCGGTTTATCCACCTGGACGATTGCGAGAATGTAAACGGCCTGCCCCGGCCTTGGGTTTGGAGTTATTCCTGATGTTTGGCCTTGAAGGAATTTTGGCGTCTGCGGTTATCCCGGCGGGCGTTGATCTTATAAAGTCTATTTTTGGCGGTCTCGGCAGAAAGTGGGCGGGCCTGTCCGTTGATGATGAAATCAAGCTTGAGCAGTCAATAATTTCCCGCCTTGAAGCTATTGCAAAGCTGGATAACCCGCACGGAACGCCTTCTCAATGGGTTGTCGATTTGCGGGCCTCGTTCCGGTACATCGTGGCCGGGTTTCTTGTTGTGACCGGCGCGGGAACCATCGCGGCGGGTTTGTTTATGAAGAACCAGGAAACCATCATGTTGGGCTTTAACCTCGCGGGGATGCCGTGGTCCTTTATCTTTGGAGAGCGTATGTGGAACGGCTTCAAAGGGATGCAGGCGAAGTGACTTTTGGCCGCACTGTTGAAAAGGTCGCGCCGGGGCTGCTGGATAAGTTTACGACGAAATAATACATCGTCCTTACCTCGCTAGGTTACGTAAAAAACAGAATGCCGCGCCCCCGGTGGATCATTCGGAAAACGACCTCATCGGGCAGCCGAAACGGCGTCCACGTGGTTGTTAGAAGGTGGCGTCGAAAATTTCGCATGGGCTCGTTTACGGGTGAGAAAGGGCAGGC